CTATTAGCGTTACTGACTCCGCTTCCATCTTCGATGACTAGATTAACTGCCATTGATTAGACGTTGGCTTTCCACATCGGCTTGCCAGTGTTAGCCTTGTCTGCATTTTGAACAGACGTTTCCGCTTCCAATCCTTCACGCTGTTGGCGCTCCAAAATACCGCTCTGTGCGTTCTGTGCAGCTTGAACATCTTGAGCAGCCTTTTCAGGATCAATCACTTTGTTGTCAACAGCAGTATTGCGATACTGTTGCGGCTTGCTGTTGGCAATACGCTGTGCAACACGAAGATTATTGATATTGCCGCCGAACGGGTCTTCCGGCTGCAAACCTTCAACCAAACTATCGTGCGATTCCGGCAGTTGCGGTTTGGCTTCAGGATCGGCTTTCACCTGTGCCAAAATCTGCATGGAATTCTTCAACAAATCAGCGTGGGTAACAGGCTGTTTGCTTTCCGGCAGTTTCGCGGTCTGTGCAGACTTATCAGGAACCGATGCAGTCTTACCTACATCCGTAGCAGGTGCCTTGCCAGCTTCTTTGTCATTCGTAGAAACTGTAGTAGATTGTGGCTGAAACGGATTCTCTTTCGGTTGATCCGCATTCATGTTCGTTTTAGCTTCTGCCATTGAATTAATCCTTTGAACTTTGAATTTTAAAGTTAAGCGGCAAAGCTATTAACTTTGCCGCTAGCTATTAACCATTCGTTACAAGGAACGCAAGGGGTACATTCTTGCGATCTACGACACGCGACCAGTTAGCAGCAGTTGCCAATTCCGCCAAGGTAGGCGATTGACCGGCAACAGACGAGCTAGTGAACTGATAGCCGAATGGATGCAGAATCCAAGTTTTACGTTCCCACAATTGCTCAACGCCGCCGCCATTACCCTGATCCGGGCGGCGATAGATTTCTGTGGGAATCAAAGGATTACCCTCACCGTAACCAAATGCGCCAGTTCCGAAAAGGATGGAATAGTATTTATAACCATCGGTAGTGCCAGCAACAACCGGCATATTGTCATCAACGATGATTCGTTTGCCAAGGAAATACGGAACAGCCTGATTATTCAAAGGCAAATTCGGGTCAGGAGTGGAGGGAGTAATAAACTGGATATCATCAGCGTCAACCATAGTCTTGAAAACTACGGAGTGAACAGCGATAACCGAAATTTCTCCGAAATGATCCCCAAGAGAGAACAATGCGCCGGTAAACGCGCTACGGCTAAACAAGTTCGCGGAAGTAACGCCCGTACCCGTTTCCAATGCGAGATTGGAAACCATATCGCTACCGTTATTCGCAACGTTCGAAGCCAGAACGCCGCGAGCAGCCGCAAGTACACGGCGCTGCCATTGACGCATCCAATACGTACCAAAACGATTACGAATACGCTGCATCGGATTCGAACCGGCCAACTCAGCAACCAAATCAGCAGCCGAATAGCCTTGGTTCAAATTCGAAATGCGCGTAATCATTTCACCGGCAGTAATTTTCTGCGGGGTTGCAACGTCTGACGGATTGTCAGTTGAATAGTTCGGCTCAATCGTCGCATCCAAATCCTTCCAGAAAGGAAGATGCGCAATAGTTCCACCAGCAGTCGCTATCGTGTCAAGCATAGCGTTGCGCGTAACTGCGCCTGATTGGAAGAACGCAGTTAATTCCGGGCTATCAACAGCGGTATAGGAATTATATACAACAGGAATGACTACATCAGATAGCATCGTAGATGCCATAGCAACGTTCTCCAATAAAGCAAAAAGTTAAGGAATTAAATTCCTCTTGCCGCATTTACTTCCCGCTTGTTTTCTTCGGAAAGTCTATTGAACTCAGCAGGGTTTTCTTTAAACAAAGCAACTCGCTCTGCATCGTTCAAATCTGCGAACTTTTTGCTCTTACCGGCACCGCCGTTAGCACCCGTTCGACTAGCTCCGCTACTTCCGGCACCGCCGCCTGTAGCGTTACTGATAACAATAATAGGGGCAAATTTCTTATTGTCAACAAATTCTTTTTTCAACTCGTCAAGAGTCAAAGCCGATGGCTTTCCATCCTTGTCAAGTACGCGGGTAACAGGGTTTTCTCCATCCATTTCTGCGGCTAGACGGTTCTGAATATGCGGTAAGATCACATCATAGTTTTCCCCGGCCAACTCAGCAGCAATACCTTTTGCAACATCGTCACGAAAACGCTTCTGCAATGCGGAACGTAATGCGTCTGTTTCCGTCTTATGCTTAGTTTCGATATTCGTTACTTTCTCTTGCCAAGAGCGTTCGATAGTAGCTATATCCCGCGTTTCGCGTGAGCTAGAAGCTTCCAATTCGCTTACTTTACGCCGCGCCTCATCTCTTTCTTCTCGCGCAACTCTAGCAGCTTCTACTTCCCGATCCTTAGCGCGTCGAAGTTCCGTTACATCGTCAATTCCGGTTACGTCAAGAATATAACCGTCGCCGCTTTTCTTATATTCATTCTTCAATACGTCAGTTGCCAACGCATCGAATTCAGTTTGAGTAAGTTTATGTTTCAAGGCCATTTTTATTCTCCCAATATGTATTTCAACTTCTTAGTAAATTCTGACAACGAAATCGGTTTAATAGTACCCACAATAGAAGCAAAGTCGTCTGCTCCTAGTTTACCGCTCCGCAAATCTGCGGCTCTTGTAGCTCCTAAAATATCATTCTGAAAGTCTGCCGGTTGATCCTTTAACCATGCATAATAACTTTTCGGAATGTCGTGTACTTCTTGATCTTTTTCTGTAGGTACTGCTTTACTGCGACAATTAAAATGTGCAGGTGGTAACGGCCCTTTACCAAAAATATAAACTGTTCCGTTTCTAGCAATGCAAATCTCTGTAGTTCGATTATCTAGTACAGATACCCATTGATAGTAAGAAAAATAATTGCTAGCTACAGACTCTTGAACAATTGCGCTCGCATGTTGTAAAACGGTATTCAACAAACTAGAATTCTGACCATAAAACCTTGCAAATAATCCATCGTTAAAGTTTAAAGCTTTATCGCCAGCTACAGCATTCAAGAACTTGTTAATTGTCCATCCATCAGCATAAGCATTACGAAGCAATACAACTAATGCTAAAGAAGTTGTATTGCCGAAATCTTTAAACATATCAGCTATAGTTTTAGCTGTAGCCGGTACAGGTTCGTTAGCTATTAAATTCCATAATTCATCGTCACTTTTACTTGTTCCATTAACAATAGAAAGACCGTTAACCGGCTCCGCATTTTGCACAGATTTAGCAAAATCAGTTAACTTATAACTTCCATTAGAAAATTGATAATCAAGTTGTAGATGTGCCGGAAGAAAATCGTATTCCTTTGTAGAAATTGTTGGTTTCAACACAACTGCCGTAGCAATCAAGTCTTTGCCGGTTACATTTTCATAAATCTTAGTTGTAACCTTTACGTCATCTTTAATAAAATTCTTTAACAGTTCTATCATCTTTTGTGTATAGATACTGTAGAAAGAAGCTTGTGCTCTATTCAAGTTATAGATGATCGTATTTATTTCAGCTTTAGTAAATTCATCCATCGTGTTGTAACGATAGGAGTAAAAATACCTAGCTAGATTTTCATAAATAGAAAACAAAGTTTTCTTATAATTACTACTAGCGAAATATGCTTTAACCCCCTCTAAATAGACCTGATGTCTGAACAATAAATCAAACAATCGTTCATTATCAGGTGTAAATATATCGTTCAACCGCTTAGGCATTTTTATCCTTCGGATTAGAAGCAGCAGGATCATTCTTTAGTCTAGGCGCTACCAACGGATCGGCCATAGGCAAGCCGCCAACCGCAATAGCAGCCGCTTGTTCTTCCTGAATCATTGACAAAGCTTTAGCGTCATCCAACTTAGCTACGCCAGCAGTACGGAGCACTTCTCTAGCTTCACCAAACGTCAAAATACCAGCTTGCCACTCCCGAATTGTCTCCTGTCTTTCTTCAGGAGTCATTGACATCAAATCAAAGTCAGTATTCAATTCATATTGAATAGCAGGTTTTGCATTAGGCTTGATCGTCAGAACAGTTGATTTATCAAACCC